ACCAGTCTTATGAGAAATTACAAAGATATTAGCGTCTTTAATGACATAGCGAATAATCTTAAGAAACTCTTCAGTCCCAAATCCATCAAGAGATGAATCAAAGACTTCATCCATAATCAGCAGATTAGTATTCACAGAATTTTTGAGTTTAGCAACTTCTCTCCAAGTAAAGAGTAGAGATAAATCAACTCTCATTTTTTCACCTTCCGAAAAAGACGAATATGAAAAGTTTTCATGAATTGGAGATTTAATTGTTTCGTTAAACTCTTCATCTAGATGAAAATTAATATAAAAATCCATCATTTGAAGATAACGATTCACCTGCTGATTTATGAACGGAAGATACTTCTTGATTATCTTCGTTTTAACGCCATCGTCCTTGAGTAAGGAGTGGGCAAAATCGTAATGAACGATTTGTTGTTTTTTGTCTGAAAGGTCTTCGAATGTTTTTTGGAGATTGGATCGAAATTCTTCTAACTTCTCATGCTCAGTATTTCTGTTTGCAAGGTTTTCGGTAATTGTTTGAATTTCATTTTCAAGATCTCGGATTTGTCGCTGGTTAAGTGATATCCGAGTATTGTTTTGAGAAATCTCATGATTGAGTTTCGTGATCTCCTTAGATAGAACTGTAAATTGACGCTCTCTTTCTTGTTCTAACTTTATAGTCTCCTCAAGTTCTTGAAAACCTTTCTGGAGTTCCTTTGCCTTATTTTGAGCGTCTTCAATTCTATTTAACCGAAATGATTCTTCAATTTCCTGAGTACAAGTGGGGCAGACCGTATTTTCAGTAAAAAACTTATGCTCTTTTGTAATTGAAAATACTTTTTGAGACAACTTTCCCTTTAAATTGTTTAGTTTTACTAATTTATCCTCAGCACCAATTACTTCTTCTTGTTCTTTTTGAAGTTTATGAATTCCCCCTTCAATAACAGAATTATCTACCATATAATTGCCAACTTCAGTATCTAACTTGGCAATTTTTTCTTTATTGGAATTTATATTGGCATTACCACGATTTTCAAGCTCTTCGATAAAACTCTCTTGCATTTTAATTTTATCTTTGAGATTTTCTTTTTTCAAATCTAAAGATTTAATTTGATCCTTTTGTTCTTTAATCTTATCTTTAACCAAAGCATTCATGGCAGAAAAGACACGAATATCTAAAAGGTCTTCAATCACCTCACGACGATTTGAAGATGTAAGTTGCATAAAAGGAACAAAATTACTACTACCCAAAATTACAATTTGAGTAAAAGATTTATAATTTACTTTTAAAATATTTTCTTCTAGAATTCTTTGATTTGCACGATCGTCTGCTTCTTTATGAAGAGATATACCATTAACTTCAATATCAAAAATATTAGGTTTAATTCCTCTTCGAACTAAGTAATTTTTACTATTAACAGAAAATTCTATCTCAACTACACAATCTCTTTCATTGATACTATTGACAAGTTGAGGTTTTGTGATTCCTCTAAAACTTTTATTAAAAAGCACAAATGTAAGTGCATCCAACATAGTAGATTTACCTGCGCCATTTGTACCAATTATTAAATTTGTACTATTTTTTCTAAAATCAATCTCCGTAAATTGATTAGAAGAACTTAAAAAATTCTTATATTTAATCTTATGAAATATCAACATTTTTGGGAGGAATTACAATATCATCGGGAGTAATTACAGTATATCTGTAATTGTATAATTTACAAGTTTTTATAGCAAGTTCATCATCAACTTCAACAACATCCATTTCTTGATCTTCTTGATCTTCAAGCATTAAAGCGTATCTTGTCGCATCGTCTTCTTCTTCAAAAAGAAACAAAACTTTATGCCCATACTGATCTTGAACAGCATATGCTCCATCGTCTTTTTTATCTTTAAGAGTGAGAAGAAACATTTTACTCTACTTGCGATGCTTGTTGGTAAAGATCTTGAAAAATATTTTTTATAACATTTTTATCAAGATCAAATTCAGAATCATCAATATAACGATTTAATATTGATAATGTGTTTTCGTCTTCATCTACTTTAAAATCTTCACTTTCTTGAATTTCAAAATTCTCAATAATTTTTAACTCTTGAACTCCAGTGCTATAAAGTTTATCAATAAACTTTTCAAAATCTTTTGGTTTAGATTTTTTACGAACAATTACCTTTACAATTTTATTTTTATACTCTGTGGCATCAAATATTTGATATGGAGTATCCTCATAATAAATGTTATAAAATAATTTATAAGGATTATTAATTGGAGTATGTTCTAGTGTTTCAGTATCAAAAATATGAAACCCACGAGTATCATTTACATCTGTCCAGTACATTTCATAAGGATTACCCAAATAGAAAATGCGTCCATTATCAGAACGAGTGTGGTAATGACCAGAAAATACTTTTGTGAAGTTTTTAAAAATAGTTGAATCCAATCCATGTTCCATCACTAGTTGACGATTAACTCTAAATCCCTGAAACTCAAGATGTCCCATAGCACATTTACTCTTGGATTCTCCAATCATTTTTAGAGTTTTTGTTTCATTCTCTTGATTGATCCAAGGTATTAATAAAATGTCCAGTCCACCAATATTAATTTCTGTAGGATCACTATAAGTTTTAATATTGGGATAAGTCTGAAGAAGAAGTTCTGGTGAATTTACACTATTGGTATTTTTATAATAAGTATCATGATTACCTATAACCATATGGACATCATACTTTTTAAGAGGGTCAAACACAACTCTTTTTGACCACTCAAGACTTTGATAATCAATTGACTTGCGACTATCAAAAGCATCACCCATATGAATGACTGCCTCTACATTGTTTTCTTCAAGGGCAGGAAAAAATACATTCTTGTAAAAGAGTTCGAAATAATCATGAATATACTTAGAACCCTTTTTACACCCATAATGGGTGTCACAAATTAAACCCACCTTCACTTTTGCTGCCTCCTACTATTTTCTTTTGCAGTTTTCATAAGATGCTCTTCATGAGTAATGATTTGGAGATTATCTGGGTGATGTAGTCCACCCTCAAACAACGAAATGATATGGTCTACATCATACTGCACTCCAGTGGTAAAAGTCAAGTGTTGTGCTTCTTGATATATTTCTTGTATTTCTCTCAATTCATTTTCAGTAATTTCAATTGGAATACCTTGTTTCAATCTAGCATGTCTTCTTCTTTGTTTTTCACAACTTACTGCTTTACCTCTTTCAGATTTAGCATATTTTCTTTTGATAGAATTAACTAATTCTGTATTATTTTCACAATATTGTTGTTTCTTTTCTTTCGTCCTATAAGGTTTCATTAACTCATCATTATTCAATTTTTCAAGTCCCTTTTTAACTGCACAGGGAGTGCAATTATAACTGCTAACATACTTTTCATAACTGCCACAATGTTTACAAGCAACTGATCCAATATAAGTTTTTTTACCTTCCTCAATTGCTTTCTCCCGAGCAGAACTTTTTTGAGTATATCCTTTTAATTTTGCCCTTTCTTTATTTTTCAATAGATTTTCCGCCATTATTTTTTTTCTTTCTTCTGGCGTGTATTTTGGTTTAGTCATATCTATTTCTAACTCCAAAGTATATAATTATTTATAACATTTAGGAGTTAGAAAAGGTCACTTATTACGATACTGAATGGCGTCTTTAATGGAATTATACTCCGAACTGTGCCCAGAAAGCAAGCTGTCATCAACCATCATAACCTCATCAAACCCTGTGCGTTCGATAATCTTGGTTTTGATATCTAGTTGCTTCTTCTCTTTTTGAATTCTCCTCAGAAATGCGTAGTGAATAATCTGAGTGAAATAAGCAAATGGATTCTTAGACTTCTCTGGATCGAAATTATGAATATATTGAACACAATTTTCAATACCGTCAGAAATCATATCCTCACGGAACATATAATTGACAAAGTTTGGTTTGTATGATAAATGAGTTGCAATCTTTAAAAAACATTCACCAAGATAATTTGGGATAGGTGGTTTTCCATCCCAATGTTTTGCTCTATCTTCCCTTAATGGTTTTCTATCATTTCTTTTTAAAAAGTCTGCTTCAACTTTTGATCTATAAACAATTAGTGCTTCAAGCAGTTCTTTATTGTTTACATAATGCTCTGATTTCTTTTTTGTCATAATATTTAATTGTAATAAATTTATTTTATAAGTTAAATTTATTATAGCATTATTAGTTGAGCTTGACAAGAACGCCAAATGCCAGTAGACTACCTTTGTCCCGGTTGAAGATCAGAGTTTAAGTATCTTAAAGATGTTTAAAGATCTTTTCCAATACTTCCCTTGCTTCTTTAACAGAAGAGATATATCCCATTCTATTTGAAAGATTTACTTTTCCACTCTCAGAATCACTTGAATTAAATATATCTACATTTTCATCATTAATATAATTTTCATATAGGCGTATTAAATTTTTATTTTTAGTTTCTGTCATTGTAATTATCTTATCAGGTTTTATAATAAAGAAATCATCATCGGATAAGTCTATCCATGGTTTAACTTTTATAAGTATTCCGTTCAAATTTTGAACAGACTTCATAATTACTGGACTTGATAATACGACTACAGGGTCTCCTTCATTTTCATCAATGCACACTTGAGAAAATACTTCTTCACCAGAAACTAATTTTATAATTGCGTAAAATTCATCTCCCATTAGTTTTTAATCGGTATATTTACAATATCGTAATTAAAATTTTCTTCATTATAAACTTTAATTCTTTCAATTAAATGGTTGAGTGTATAATTTTTTCTTGATTTATAACTGATATCATCGGCAATGTCATATAGAGTTGCTTTTGCTTTGTTATCGCTCTTTCTTAATACTCTTCCAATCGATTGAAGATTGCGGATTCTTGATTTACTTGGTGAAGCAAAGATAACGTTATGCAAATTTTTAATGTTAATTCCTGTACTGAAAGTTCCATATGAAGCAACAATGATTGCATTGTTCTCTTTTTCAGTAATTTCTCTAACTTTTTCACGATTTTCAGTATCTACGCCACCATGAACAAAGAAGACATGACGATCTTCATTGATACTCTTATTTATGAGTTCGTACAAAGGTTGCCCATGACCTTCTACTCTAGCAAAGAGAATCAAAGTATTGCCTTTAAGATCTAATGCAAGATTTTTAATAAATTTATTTCTTTTTTCATGATTAATAATATATTGAACTTCTTCTTCAAAGTTTTCAAACTTATTCGGTGGGTGTTTCAATAGAAGAATGTTAATGTCTAGTTTAGCAACATGACCCTTTTGCATCAGTTCTTCTGTTCTAATAATTTTATAAGAAGGACCAAATAAACCTTCTAAAACCCATTTATGTGTTTGAGTACCATCAAGAGTTCCTGTAAATCCAAAACGATACTTTGCGTCAGAAAGTTTTGTCATTATAGATACTAATGACTTTGATTTAAACTGGTGTGCTTCATCTCCAACGACCACATTAAATCTTGAGAAATATTGACGAGGAAGTTTGTAGATTGATTGCCAGGTAGTGATAATCACCTGAGAGTCTGTTTCCCTTTCTTTACCTGCATATATCTTGTGGCAGTATGAACCAACATCCCACCCATAATCTGCAAAGTCTTTATACATCTGCTCTACAAGGGATGTCGTCGGAACGACTATCAGAGTATTTTGTCCTTTCTCAACGTAATATCTCACAATCGAGTATATCATCAACGTCTTTCCAGAAGCAGTTGGAGATATCAACAACTTTCTATTATGTCTTAAAGCGTCGTATACTCCCTCA